AACCACCAAAACGACTTTTATAATCAGAATATGATGTTACAACTACTGGAATGTTTTTAGGGCCTTTTACAGTAGGTCCTACGATTGCTGCTCCAACTTGTACAGGTGTAGGAGAGATTAATGAATTGTCTATTTCATTTAAGCTTACTCCGGGAGAAGATAAGAAATTTGCCATTTTTTATTTCGGATTTGATTTTATTATAAATATAGTGTTCTTATTCAAAAGTCGCTCCAGTTGGTGTTATAGTAAAATCAATTTGAATAAATTCAACAGTTCTTGTAGGTTGTATAAACACTTGACCAACTAACTTATTGTTATCTATAACATCTGGGGTATTGTTTGATTCATCCATTATCACTCTAAAATCTGTTAATCCTTCTCTCTGTTGTACAGAGGATAAATAAGGATTTACTTGAGTTAAGAATTCGTTACGTGTTGCAATTGTATTTTGTTCAAATACTAATGTATCCGCAACTTGTCCAATGAATGATTTTAATTCAATTAATAATCTACGTACATTAACTCTATCGAGTGCTGATCTTTTCTTTTGTAATGTTTTTTGTCCAAATACAACTACACCATTGTTTGGGAATGTCGCAATTGGATTAACGTTTGCCTCATATAAAGTATCTCTATTTCCTTGAGTTAATTTTCTTTCAGCTCTAATTACAGTAGATAATACACCTCTATTTGTACCAGCAGGGGCAAACCAAGGTTCGGTTGAAGAATCTGTAAAGGCATATACCCCAGGCATCATAGTTGAGGCAGGTACCCAAACTTGTTCTCCACTGTTAGGATCTATTGTTTGCAACCAAGGCCAATATGTTGCAGCATATGAATTGTTAAATCCTGCTGCTTCACCTACTACATTAGAGATATTACTATTATATGTTCTTAAATCAATTATAGCCATTGTATCTCCTCTTTCTCTACATTTTGAAATTAAAGAAGATACCTGTGTAGCATAATTTTCATCATATAAACCAGGGGCTGTGATATATTTAAAGACATATTCGTCTTTATTTGCTAATAAATTTATTACATCATTATAGTCACTTCCTATTAACCCTTGTGTATTTGTACTATTAATATTTTGATAATATCTACCAGCGGTTCCAGTTGGAATATTTGATCCTTCAGCACCACTAAAAGAACCACTTCCAACAATTGGAATAGAAGCAGTATATTCTATTTTAGGATCACCAGCATTATCTAAATAGTTAGGTGTTTTATAATTTACATTTTTTACACGTACGTAACGTGAATTATTTGGGAAACTTCCTGTTAATTCTAAATAATAATCTGAGCCATCAGAAGTTAAATTTTCTTTTTGGTTACCTATTACTTTTTCTATATAGTTTGAAGCAAGTGGATCAAGTGATAAATTATTCCATGTTTCAAGTACAACAGGAGATATAGTTTCATCATTACCTCTCCTAATTAAAAGAGTAAAAGTACCTGAGGAAGTGTTAGGGGCTGTAATTTGCCATCTTAAATTATCTATTGAACCTGATTCTAGGGATCCATCTGATAATTCATTAGAGAAACTATTCATTATTTCTCCTTCACTTAAGGTTTCTAAAGTAAAAGCACTTTGGTTTAGTATATTAGCAGCAGTTAAAGTAATTATTAAATCGGTTCCACCAGCTTGATCAGATCCTAAAGATTGTGAAGAAAAAGTAATTGTATCTCCAATTTCATATCCTGTTCCTCCTCCAAAAATTATGGTTGCAATACTTTCAGAAGTTGCAAAGGAAGCTGTTATTGAAGCACCTGTACCTGCTCCAGAGGTTGAAGATTGTATAGTCTCTTGATCTCCTGATGGGCCGTTTCCTAATGAGGAAGTTATATTAAAGGAATTTAATGATAATGAACTTGTAGCAGTAATATTATCAATTACTCCACTTTCAACATCATTATATATGGTTGAAGTTGATGCAGGTGTATATGAACCTGATACTACTCTTGCTACAAGTAAAGAAGTACCACCATTTTCAAAATAATTGTATGCTGCAATTGAAGTTAAATATGTGTAAGAATCACTCCCACTAATTAAAGAACCACCAAAACGACTTTTATAATCAGAATATGATGTTACAACTACTGGAATGTTTTTAGGGCCTTTTACAGTAGGTCCTACGATTGCTGCTCCAACTTGTACAGGTGTAGGAGAGATTAATGAATT